GTTTTGTGTTTTCTCTGGAAAGAGGATGCCAAAGCATCAGTGATGGGATAAGAGATATCTTTTTCCGTTATTGGGGAGTTGTGAAGGATGGGTGACAGTCACAAATCTTTTTGTGCTTAATCGCTTAAAAGGATTGAGACCGTTGTACACATAGGTTGTAGTCCTGGGTTGGGAGTTTCCACTCGACACCCAGTATCCATCGGTGTGTCGTTCTAAATCAATGTGATTTTTTACGATACCAGGATTGACTAAAATCTTATGTAGAGGTTTTCCCTCAAAGTTGCAGCGGTCCACCATGTACTGTTCATTTCTATTCTGAACTACTGTGGGAACCCTAGAACTAGCAGTTGTTGGTGCTATCCGGGCTATCAATAAATTACGCCGTGGAGATTCTCCATGGACATGATATTGACTGTCTGCAAGCGTTTGCAACTCTTCACGCGTGTAATCAACACAACGGATGATTTCGTGTGAATTCATAATCGGACCTTGAAGCAAGGGATTCAAATTCTCGATCTTTTCTGAGAGAACTTTGTTCTTTCTGAGGCGGTAGAGGAAGCGTTTCAATTCTTCCAAAGTACGATTCTCAGTTTCAGTTTCCTCAACATAAATTTGACTGGAATCCAGTTGAAGAAGATGTTTGAGTGATTTTGGAACAATATAAGTGTCATCTGCAATGCATTTTACACGTGAAGCCTTTTTCTTCATGAAATAATAAATGGCTTTGTCTTTGAATGAGAACTCTGACGAGTTTTCATTTCCAAGACCTCCATACTCCGAGGAGATATCCAAGGATTGTGGAGTAGTCATCAATGTTTTCTTGTTGAATCGGACAATCTGATCTTTTCTAAACCTTTGTGATAAGGCCTTATGAAAAGATTGCATGTCTTGGGCATCGCAGGCTAACTTGTATTTTCCAGTTGTAGCTTTGTCGATATGGTTCTCATGTATGATGTATAACTGAGAGTCAATGGAAAAGAACTCTTTGGATAAATAGTTCTTACCAACACTCAAGGATAATCCTACATTTGAAGCCTCATGTTTCCAAAGATTAAACTCTGCTTCTGTACATACAGCAGCAATGTCATCTCCATGGAAGCGTGCGGGAACTGTTTCTAATGTTGTCTTTGTCGCTGTACACATGGTGTAAGCATTGATAATTGAC